GCACCTAAAGATTCATCAAGTCTATCATCATAGCCCTGACTTTTGCCGCCTATAGATTTCTTAGCTCTTTTGCCATTGAATCTAGATATGTAAGGTCTTGTTCCAAAATCGTTTCTCATAATTTTCTCCTTAATTATTTATATTGATTTTAATTACCTGTGTCTAGTTTTTTTTACCCTTTATTCCGACTGCAAATTAACTGCAGAAGGTCCTTTTTGACCTTCTTCAACTTCAAAGGTTAGCGCATCGCCTTCCTTTAAATCTAAATTTGCGGCTCTAGCTGCTGACGAATGTACAAAAACATCTTTTTCTTTGTCATCTCTTGCAATAAAACCATAACCTTTAGTTATATTAAACCATTTAACTTTTCCGTTTATACTCATTTTTATCTCCTTTCTTATTTCTTACCACCACGAAATATTTGTGTGCCCTTTATTCCAAAAACACTCGCAACGACCAAAATCCAAAGATTAGTGAACCATTTTGGCAAATTTGAAAAATACTCAAAGAACACATCTATCTTCTGCATAGCCGCCGGATCCTCTGTCCAGACCGACCAGGCGAGCACCACGATGGGCAACGTTAATATCGCAAGTACGATTTCGTCCTTGTAATCGTTATCTCGTGATTCTAAAAGCTTACCCTGGTAAGTTTCCTCACCTCGGGCCATACGCTCTGCATGCATTAACTGTGCATCAGACATTGCCATTTTAGTTTTTTGACGGTTGGCATAAATTTTACCACCCGCTTGTAATGCTATTTTAGCTAAGCCAAACCAAGCCATATTAGAACCAAGTAGCTTTTACAGGTTTTCTAGTCTTCGTACCTTTAACCGTTACAGTGTCTCCTTGAGCGATATAGTTTTTTCCTCTAATACTTGATTTAGATCGTGGATCTAAATGAATATTTTGAGAAGCAACTTTAATGTCAACTCCGCCACTAGCATAACCGTCTTTGTTTACTCCAATTGGTTTTGTTATTTTCATATTTTTCTCCTACCTTAGTATATACTATGATTTAGGACCTTTCAAGGTTCTAACATCTTTAGCCTTCATTTGATCTGAAGTCAACTTAACATCCGCAGATATCAATGATTTCTCAATTGCCGTGTCGGCTCTTAAATGAGCTAATTCTTCATTTTGTTCTAATTTTTCTTCAGCAATTTGCTGACCTTTTAAAAATTTAGTTTTATCCAAATTAATTCTAGCCTCGTCTTCTTTTATCTTACGTTCTTCTTCCATTGCTTTAAGATCAACTTCTCTTTGTTTCAATTTAAGTAATGGATCATGATCGAACTGAGAAGTAATGGTTTTTTCTTCCTTCATAAACTCTTCGGTCATATCTGCAATTAATACGGCTTTTCTAGCTTCTATCTTTTGAGAGATTTGTTGAAACTGTTGTTGCATCTGCGGGTTCTGAGTAGCTTGTTGTTGCATCTGTGGTAACATTTGCATTTCTTGTTGGAATTCTAATTGAACCTGTTCTTGAGCCATTAAAGAAATGTGCTCTAATACATTTTTCTCTAAGGCTGCTGTTACACTTGGATTATTTCTAACAAAGTTAGTAGCCATAAAAAATAAGTGAGCCGTTACATGGGCTCTATGATCTTGACCTGGAAACGCTTGAAAAGGCTTCATCCCCAAAGCATCAATGTGTTCGATCGCGGGATCTTTAGGTTGATTCGGTGGAGGCGGTGGTAAAATTCTATCAATATCTTTAACACCAATCGCGGAGTACATATTTCTATACGCCATATACATATTGTGCATTTGTGGATTGGATTGGGCTAATTGTAATTGTGTTTGAGCCATTGAAATTCTTTGAGACATTGAAAATATATTGGGGTCCGCAACAGGTAAAATATCTACTCTGTCATCAAAATCTGTTTGTTTAACGTTTCTGGCTGCACCTATTACATCGTAAGGATATTCAGGCGGCAGATAGGTTTTAAAAACATTGGCCAGTAATTTAAATTCTTGTTTAAGGGAAACGTACAATCGTTTATGGATTGCTGACATTACTCTTGAACCACGTTCTAAAAGAGCCACGGTCGTACCAACAGCGGCCTGTTGATTCCCGTCCCCGACCTGCATGTCAGCAATGGACGCGAATCTTTGTCCTGCTTGAACTACAATTCCCATCAATTGCAATAACGTTTGCGATGGTTCTTTGTAAGGTAAGAATACAAAAGCATCTTTTAGATTACCACCTGGAGTGTCAACATCTTTAAATTCTCCTGGTTGTATATTTGTGGCATCATCTTTTACTCTGACACCTCTTTGTTTAAATCCTGCTGGCAGGTTGGATAACGTACCTGCATCTAGTAATTGGCGGAGTGCAGCTGTTGCAGTTCTGCTTAAACCGCCAATCATGTGAATGAGTCCAAGACCGTAAAATCCTAGTCCAGGCAGAAATTTGAAATGGACAAAATATTGGATTTTAAGTTTTTTTGGATCATTGGGCGCAAAGTTTCGTCTAATCGACAAAACTTTCCTACTACCTTCCTCGATGGTTACGATGTAAGGTAATTTTATTCCAGTTGGTTCTCCGTCGGGACCAACATCTTCGAATCCTTCTAGATCTAGATTAACGTGGCATTCTAGAACGGTATACATAGGTTCGACTCTTTGGGATTTTGTAATTCCTTCTACTTCTCTCTCTTTTTCTTTAAGCTCATTAGTAATAGTGCCTTGAGGTTTAGTGAGTTCAATATCAGAATAAAATCCCGCAACTTGTTGCTTACGCAAGTCATTTTCGGAAATTTTTAATACATGGATGACCGCTTCCGCATCGTCTAATGAGGTAGCCGTATACGGAACAACGAGATCATCTGCAGGAACAAACTTAGATACAGCTCGTCCCAGTAAAGCGTCATAATAAACTTTTTTAAACGTAGAACCAGATAAAGGTAAATAAAATAACATTTGATCAAACTCAGGCTCATATTCTTTCATTTGATCCATCAATTGATAGTTCATGAAATTTTTTACTCTTTGAGACTGTTGTTCTTTCATCGGGTTCGACGCACCCATGACCATGGTTCTTACTGGTCCATCTGCGGGTAATAATTCTTTATAAGCTAATGCTTGAAACTGTGTTACCGCTTCCGCTAAAACAGGGTGAGTTGCACCACTGGCTCCTTGAAACGGTTGAGTTCTATTATCGTATTTAAATCCTAAAAGATCTAAACCTACAATATAAGCTCTTTCCCAGTCTCCACGTGAAAATTTATATTCTCTGTAATCGTTTTGTAATTGATTTCCAATTTTGTCTGTAATGTCTTCAGGTAATAAATCATTTAGATTTGCAAACGGATCGCCTTCGTCAGGCATGTCTACTTGATTGGGATCAAAATCGATAGTTGCTCCCGCTTCGTCTTCTGTAATTTCTACTGGACCTTTTCCTAATTCTTCCGCAACATCAACTTCCGCAAAATTTTCTGTAACAACTTCGTCTTCGGGACGTTTAACATTAGGGAGACCTTTATCAATATCTGCCATATTTTTTCTCCTGTATTGGTTTATCTTGTTTTTTATCTTTAATCAACCCCTGAGGATTGGGTCCTTTCAAAGGGGGTATGGCTTTCCATTTAACATGTTTCATGTTTTTTACAAGGGTTGGATTTTCTTTTACCATTTCTTTTTTAAACTCACAATTCCACCATCAAAATAGGATACACGGCCACCTGATGCTTTTTTAACTTTTAATAGGTCTTTGGCCTCGTTAGCAATTTCTTCAAATTCCAAATGATATTGATCATCAACATAGAAATCAGCATCTTTCATTTTGCCGTCCATATCTGGGGTAACTGAAATTTCTTCAAACTCATCAGCTTCTTTAAACGATTTTTGAGTTTTAAGACCTTCATCTGTAACTTGCGTTTTACCTTTAGTTATACTCATGTGAATTTCAGGGTTGACCATATAATTATCACTACCATAGTGTATATCTTTTCTAATTCTTGTTACATCTCCTGCTGCATCCTCAATCACATCAATATTTTTGTAAGTGTGCACGGTGTCGGGCATTTTATTGATATTGCTATCCATTATTTTTTTAATACCTTTAGCTTTGACCACTTTGATTAAGTCTGCAATATACAGTGGTGTTCCATCCGCTCCTCTTTTAATCACTTCTTCTGTGACTTGAGGAACAACTTTTGTTGCGCCTTTACCTAATTTTATAAGTCCTGTTCCTCCTGCAATCGTAGCACCCGTAATACCAGCGAGCCATTTCATAAAGGCTCTT